CCTTGTGGTCGCTATCGGCAAATCACTCCCTGACATTCTGGACCTCGTCATCAACACGACTACAAACATAGTTGATACACTTGCACAGTGGGGCTCGACCCTTCTGGCGTCCTTCAAAAACTGGTTTGCTGATGTGCTTCCGAAGATCAAAGAGTTCGGAGGCGACATTCTCGATCAGTTAAGCGACTTGCCGGGCGAGTTCAAAGAAATCGGTAAAAACCTCTTAACAGGACTCTGGGAAGGTATCGAGGACAAACTGGAGTGGCTCAAGTCACAAATCAAGTCAATAGGAAGCTCGGTCACCAAGTCGGCGAAGAAAGCACTCGGTATCAAATCACCTTCCAGACTTTGGAAGGAAGAAATCGGTAAAAACCTTGCTCTCGGTCTCGGAATCGGTTTCGAGGACGAAATGGACACGGTCAGGGGTGACATGGTCGACTCTATGAACGGCTTGACCGCTTCCATGACAACCGAAGTCACGGCTTACGGATCAGGCGGCGCTTCCGCCCTCGGAGGCACGACATACAACGGCGGCAATATCTCGATAAACGTCTACGGCGCAGAAGGTCAGAACGTGAACGACCTCGCGAACGCGGTCGCATACAAGCTCGAAGAAATGACAAAGAGGAGGCTTGCGGTTTATGGCTGATTTATTCTTAGGTACTAACAAGCAGGGCTTGATAGTATATAATGGCGAGTCCTCTGCTGACTATGGCATGGTGGTCAGCGAGGCTCCCGAATTTGAGCGTCCACGAAGAAAGCAGACGGTGTTCTCTGTTCCCGGACGGAACGGGGACGTCGTTTATCAGGAGGACGCCTGGGACGATGTTATTCGTTCATATAGTGTGTGGTTATCCAGGTCGAAGACGGCGGACCTTGCCAAGACAGTAAACGCCTTCTCCGCCTGGCTCAATTCCCAGAAGGGATATTTAAGGCTCGAGGACAGTTTCGAGACTGATATTTTCCGCTTGGCTTACTACTCAGGCGGGAATGACATATCAAACGAGCTCATGCAGTACGGCGAGACAAAGCTGACATTTACCTGCAGACCCGAAAGGTTCTTGAAAGAAGGCGCAGAGCCTATAAGGTGCGCGCTGGATAATCAGGCGAAAACCTTTTACAACCCGACCCGCTTCACGGCTAAGCCGCTCATAAAGATCGGCTTTAGTAGTGGTTCATATTCGAACTACGGTGTTATATGGAATCCGGTCTCAACTATTACCCCACTTTTCAAGTTGAACGGCACGTTCTCGGGGATCATCACGATCGACTCGGAGACACAGGACGTCATCGGTCCAGCAGGCGAGAACTTGAACAGCTGTTTCGAGGGTGAGTTTCCAGAGTTCACTCCCGGACAGATTTACTTCAAGGCTGACACGACCAGCCTCACATCACTCGAGGTTATTCCTAGATACTTTACGATTTAAGAGGTGCTTATGTATCCGATTTTATACGAGACAATGACAGAGGGCACAGTCCCCACTCATAAAGGTCTGGGCGTCCTCTCTGATTGTATTTCCTGCTATGTCACAGAAGAACGAAACGGCGCTTACGAGCTGACTATGTCCTACACGACAGGCGGACTCCATGCGTCTGACATTCAGGTCAACCGCTTCATAATGGCAAAGCCGAACTTCGCGGATGATCCGCAGATTTTCCGAATTTATCGAGTCGGTAAGGACATCGGCGGTCAGTTCGTCGTGAACGCGCAGCATATCAGTTATGACCTGAGCGGCAAGATCATCACGGCAGGCTCGGCGAATGACATCATCACAGCCTGCTCAGTCTTGCAGAATAAAGCAGGATCTTTTACGATCACGACCGACAAAGTCACGGCGGGCGCGTTCAAGGTAAACGTCCCTTCATCCGTCCGGTCTTGGTTCGGAGGCAAGGACGGAAGCCTTCTTGATGTCTACGGCTCGGGAGAGTTCCACTATGATAATTACGCCGTCAGCCTCAAGCAAAACAGAGGCATGAACAGGGGTGTAGTTATCCGATATGGCAAGAACTTGACCGAACTGGCGCAGGAGTTGGACATGTCAAATCTGTGTACGGGTGTAGTCCCGTACTATGTCGATATGAACGGCAACACATACACCGAGGCGAAAGTATCGACAGGCTTAACCCTCGACGTCCCTCGGGATATGGCTATCGACTTCTCGGATCAGATCAACCCCGACAGCAACACGCCGATCAGGACACAGCTCACGGCTCTGGCTACGGCATACGTCGCGAACAACAACCTGACGAACATCCTCGACACGATAACCCTGAACTTCGTACAGAATAGCACCCTCACAGAGCGCGTGGATCTATGCGACACAGTAACGATATACGTCGAGGCTCTCGGTATCTCGGGCACGGCTAAGTGTGTCAGTACGACTTGGGACGTACTGCACGACAGATACAGCTCGACCACTTTCGGCAACCCGAAGACGAACATAGCCGACACTATCGCCGTAACCCAGCAGGCGGCACAGGAAGCCGTCAGCAAGTCCTTTATGGATATTGCTATCGGTCACGCGACGGAAGCAATTACGGGCAACCTCGGAGGCTATGTAGTCTTTCACGACTCGGACGGAGACGGAGAGCCTGACGAGATCCTCATAATGGACACGCCTGACATCACGACAGCGGTCAACGTCTGGCGGTGGAACTCTGGCGGACTCGGTTTTTCCCCGAACGGCTATGCAGGACCGTATAACGCGGTCGCTATCGATATGCAGGGGCGCATAGTTGCCGACGCGATAACGACAGGCACTTTGAACGCGGGACTTATCAAGGCGGGAATCCTGAGCGACTTCAACGGGAATAGCTCGATCAATATGATAACGGGCGAAGCGATCCTCTATGATATGAAGGCTAAATCCACCTTCACCCTTATAGATGAAAACGGGGTCGACAGGGCGTATATCTCATTTACTTCCGGAGACGGTACGACCATTCGAACGGTCAATTCTCTGCATGATGTCGTTGTGGCTATTGAGGCTATGCCCGACAATAACGGCTTTATCGGCATATCTGACAACGCACAGCACAGGATTATCTCCTTGCAAAAAGGTTCATACGGCGGTGAGATACTGCTTGACAGCCTAACAAACAAGCGACTGATTGAGCTGACAAATAACTCAAGCGGCGGATTAATTCAAGTTTATAATTCATCGGAAAAAAGGACCGCAGAAATAAATAACAACTCAAGCGGCGGATATGTCAATATTTATAATTCGGCGGAAAAACTTCGAGCAGGACTTAACTCAGACTCAAACGGCGGATTTTTGCATATTTACAATTCATCGGAAAAAAAGACCTTCACGCTCGAGAACGACGCAAACAAAAACGGTTTCTTTGACCTCAGTAGTTCATCCGGAAACGCAGGCGTGCAGATGACCATTGTCACGGCGGGCGGTCAGATTTCAGTTTGGAACGCGAACGCAAACCTAAACTGCTTGATAGGCTCCACGACGAACGGCGGAAACTTCACCGTTCGAAACCATTCAGGAACGTATAACTTCCTAGCCGACACGGACGCCTCGGGTTCTGGTCAGGTCTTTGTCTACGACTCGAACGGCTCGGGCAAGATACACCTGCAAGGTCAGACGGGAACTGTCACCTGTGTTTCTGTTGTTCAGACGTCTTCCAAGAAGGCGAAGAAGAATATCAAGCCGATTAAGGACTGGAAGAAGATCCTCGAACTCGAAGCAGTCACCTTCGACTATAAGGATAAACTTCTCGGGTCAGACCGGCGCGGTTTCATAGCTGAGGACGTTGCGGAAGTTCTCCCGAACTTAGTCGTTCCCGAGACAGAGAACGCAAGCGCGGCGATTGACTATATTCAGATGATCCCGTACCTGCAGGCGGTTATCAAAGATCAGGAGGCGCGAATACAAGCGCTTGAAGATAAGATTAAGAAATTGGAGGCAAAATAAATGGAACAGATCAAACTCAACTTAATACCTTCGGGCGTCATGCCTGTCTGTCATGCGTCTCAGTATGACGACAAGAGAAAGATCAGGCTCAACCTCTTTAACGGCTCGCAGGCTTTCCCGATCACGGCGACGATGTCCTTCGAACTCCAAGTAAGGAAGCCTGATGATACCGTAGTCACAGCGGCAGTTACAGGAACAGTCTCGAACACCTATATCGACATCGAGACAACAGAGCAGATGACCGCCGTCTTCGGTGACTGTCTCTGTCAGCTCCAGATCAAAGACTCGAACGACTCGAGCACGATCGGAACACTCAACTTCATCCTGCAGGTTGAACAGGACGTTCTTGCAAACGGTGATCCTTCACAGTCTGAAATTCATGACCTCGCCGCACAGATAGCGGCAGACCTCGGACCGTATATGTACTATGACTCAACAGGAACACTCACGGCAGGAAGTACGAGCCTTCAGATCTATTCGGACGCAAACCCTTCTTTTGACGCTTCGACTATCTCGTTCCTGTGGTTTACGGACACCTTCGGAGTAAACCCGACAAACATCACAGTCACGGACGTAAACGTCGGAGGAGATGACTTTGTTCTCTTTACCCTCACCTTCGAGGCTCAGGCTTCAGACGTTGAGGTCAAGGTCAGAGTTTACCCGAACAGTTAAGGCGGTGATCCTATGGCTACATACTTTAATTGCTCGAAAGAGTTTATCAAGGTCAAGGCAGACATGAACGAGGCGCTCAATACCGCCTACTCCACCACGGGGCAAGACTACCCTTCGAAAGACTGGGCGGATGATGTAAATCTTCTCGGTGCTTTGCCTTCCGGTATGACTCGGGCGCAGTACATGACTTTAATAAACGGAGGTGCATGACATGGCTTTTATCTTAAATGACGGCGCTGTCGTCCCCGCTTCCGTCTATTCGGCGATGAACACCGTGCTCAATAAGAAACTCGGAACTTCTCAGGTTTACCCGCCGAGAGACTGGGCGGCTATCGTTAGGGACTTAGTGCCCCTCCCGATCAAGTCCGCCTCAGGTTCAATCGCCCACTTTTCCGACGGCGCGGACACCGTCCCCCTCAAATCCCTCGCCTACACCCTCACCCCCACCCAAGCGGGAACGGGCGACCCGTCACCCTCAAACCCTCGACCGATAAACTCGGTGAGTTCGTTGGAGTTGGTGCATACGGGGGCGAACTTTTGGAATGAAAATTGGGAAGTCGGAACGATAAACGACACCACAGGACAACCTAACTCGTCAACAACGCAAATCCGTTCTGTTGATTTTTGCCCATGTAAGGGTGGATTAACCTACTACATCAAAGTTGGTTCTAATAACCCCATTCGTGTGTTTTGGTATGACGAAAACAAGACCTTTATATCACAGACAATAAACATTCAGAACTCGACGGCGACCGCACCCGACAACGCGCATTACCTCAAAATACGAGGTACGAACGCATACGGCACGACATATCAAGACGATATATCAATAAACTACCCGTCAACAAATACTAGTTATCACGCACACGTTACACCCACCACCCACACCGTCAACCTCGGCGGTGTCTACGGCGGAACGGGGAACGAGGCGGGGGAGTTTGAGAAAAAATGGAGCGACCCACTATATATTGACGGTTCCACACAGGTCAATGCGGTGTCGCAAAGCGGCGGGACATACTTTGTCACGGTGGTTGTTAATCTCGACAGTAAAAATACCACATCGAGCAATAAGACCGTCTATTCGGACAAATTTGTGACCCGTACAGGGTTAGGCGGTGGCGACGACCATTGTTGTATAACTAATAGTGGTAAAACCCTTGTTTGTGTACTTGCCGACCAAAATATAACAACGAAAGCACAAGCAACACAATGGTTTGCAGACCACCCGACTACCTTTGTGTACGAACTCGCCACCCCCAACACCCTGTCGGTTGACCCCGTCGCGATTAGTTCGAGGTTAGGGGAAAATAATATATTTGCGGATGTGGGGGGTTCGAACATAGAAGTAGAGTATTACGCAGACCCTACACTTGCGACACAGTAAGAAGAAAAAGAAAAGGAGGAAATAATATGAGCAATAAGACTTACGACATCATCAAAAACACGGCATTATTCGCCGTTCCTGTTCTGGCGTTTGCTTCGGCGGTGGTTACTATTCTGGCGCAACATCACGAGAATATCCCAGCCGCTGAAATCACGGCTATCATAACCGCCCTCGATACGCTTCTCGGCGGTATCGTCCTTGTGGCTAAGAAGATTTACGACGAGAAGAAGAACGGCGGAGGTGCTGAATGAGTGACGCAATCATCGTTGCTTTACTGTCAGCACTGGGAACAGGAGCGGGCGCGATAGTGTCCGCTTTCGTTTCCAATAAGGTAATGGCGGTAAAAATGGAAGTAGTACAGCGGGACGTGACCGAGCTCAAGGAAGAAACTCGGCGACATAATCAAGTCATCGAGAGGACGTATAAGCTCGAGGAGCGGACATCTATACTCGAGACCAGAGTCGAAGGCTTGGAGGGCAAGAAGAAATGAAAGTGAAAGTTGAGACCCTTAAAGCGGGCGACATTCTTCTTGCTCACAACACCAAGAGGAAGCACGCCGCGATTTACTACAAGGACGGCAAGGTCATCCACGCCTCGATCGGGGAGAAGGGGACTACGGGAAACCGCCCAGGCGATCAGACAGGGCGCGAGATTTGCGTCGCGGCTCTGTCGGGCGAGTGGGACTATGTTCTCAGGTGTCCCGATCCCGAGAAGGCTCTGCAGGCGATCGAAAGAGCACTTGCAATAGCACAGGACGACTCTCACGGCTACGATCAGGTGAACAGATACGGCGATCCTGACTATGATTGTAGCTCTTTGGTGTTCGCCGTATATGCCGCGCTTGGTTATCCTGTCCAAAAGTACGGATCTTGGACGGGAGACTTGAAGCAGGCGTTTGAACGATGTGGTTTTACGGAGGTTAAACAGGTGGTTTACTGTAACGTTGAACTTATTGAGGTATATCCGGGAGACAAGGGGCAGGTCGTTAAGACTATGCAGGCACTTCTGAAGCTCCGCGGATATGATCCGGGAGAGATCGACGGGTCGAACGGCCCGAAGACACAGGCGGCACTTGACCGCTTCCAGAGAGCCTACAAACTGACCCCTTACGATAAAGTATGCGGGCGCGGTACATGGAAGGCGCTTATTCTTTGATATTCAGCGGCGCGGCGCTCGACAGTTATCTGCACTCATAATTCATATCTCCTTCATTTTTTTACAACCCTTCGGACCATTCGACCGCGCTCGGGTGGTCTTTTTTATTGCGATTTTTTCTTTTCAGATCCCGAGAAGTAAATCGAGAAGTAAATTGCACCCGATTTTTCGTTATCATATGATAATGAATTGTGAACTCAAACCCGAAAAAGCCTGTAAAATAGGCGTTTTGTTCACATTTCGTTATAAATTTATAATGAAGTCCGTGGGTTCGAATCCCACGGTACCGATCCGGAAGATCTGACAAGCAATTCAACAAGCAATTTTGTATCAAAAACTATAGTTCAGAACTTTACTATAATTTTACTCAAGAACCCCAAAACGCCTGTAAACAGGGCACTTATAGTTAAAAACTTAACTATAACTTTACTCAAGTTATAGGGTTCGATTCCTGTTGGGGGTGCCATTGAAAGCCTTTGAAACAGCGATGTTTCGGAGGCTCTTACTTTTCCGACAAGCAATTCAACAAGCAATTCTGACAGAAAAGCAAAA